GACAATGGTGGAACACCTACTCAAGGCCATGTTTTAACTGTTGATTCAAACGGAGAAGCCAGTTTTGAGGCTGCTAGTGGCGGACCAACTGGACCAACTGGACCAACTGGACCAACTGGACCCCAAGGGCCTCAAGGACCTCAAGGTATTCAAGGTATTCAAGGAGAAACTGGAGCCACAGGCCCTGCTGGACCGACTGGACCTACGGGATCAGTTAACAATAACGCAAGTTTAATTTCATCAGGTACTTTAGCTAATGCAAGATTACCTTCAACAATAGATGTTTCAACACTAGAAGCTGTAAACTTTCATGATTCTGCTGCCTCTGCTGGAACATTAAGTACTGCTGGCTGGTCTGCATATCGAAGCGGTAGTGGATTTGAAGCAATAACCATTGTTAAAAGTAGTAGTGGTTATGGAACAGCAATATTTGTTAATAGGTTAGCTTCTGCTGGCACTGGAAATATATTGGAAATTCAATACAATGGTAGTGCTGTTGGAGGTATAAGTACTAATGGTAGTTCTACATCTTTTAGTACAGGTTCAGATTATAGGTTAAAGCAAGATATAAGTTCTATAACTGATGCAACAACAAAATTAAAAACATTAAATCCAGTAGATTTTAAATGGAAAAATAACACAAGTAAATTTGTAACTGGTTTTATCGCACACGAAGTTCAAGAAACAGGTCATTTTGATGATTTAGTAACAGGTGTAAAAGATGGCACTAGGACAAAATATGACGATTCGAGTGTTACTGAACCAGATTACCAAAGTGTTGATTATGCTAAATTTACTCCGATGCTTGTTGCTGCATTTAAAGAATTAGAAGCTAGAGTCACAGCCCTAGAATCTGGCTAAACTTAAAACAAATTTAAATTATTATGACTGAACGTACCGCAGAAGAAATTGCAAAAATTTTTACAAGTGCTGGTGATAGTGTAACTCTTATTAATGAACTTGCTGCTCTATCTTCTTTAACAGATGAACAGAAAGATGATATAAAAAGAAATGTAGAACATCTTGAAATTATAAAATCTTATAAAAAAGAAGATGGCACTACTTCTATTTGGACAACAGAAGACTTTACTGCTCAAGACGCTGCTGTTACATTAGGTAAAACAAAATATTAATTGAAGCAATTTATTCAGAATTTACCAGTTTTAAGTGCCAGCGAATTAAATATAATTAATAACTATATTGATACTTTAGATTTTGTACCAAATACTGTTTTTAATACAAATGGAACTGCTAGAGAAGACTCTAGTATTCGTACCAGTACTGGAACATTTTTAGAAGAACACGTTGCAGCAACAGTTTTACTGCATGAAAAAATTAATTCTGCATTATTGGTGTATAGAAATAAACTTTTAAAACATGACATTGTGTTAGATAAATATCCTGTAATTGGAGGTTATGAAACAAGCTCTTATAGAGAGTCATTACAAGTTTTGGAATATACATCAGAACAAAAATATGATTGGCATTTTGATGCCTGTACTAATCCTAAAAGTGAGTTTTATCATCGTCAAATATCTCTTGTTTTATATTTAAAAGATGATTTTGAAGGTGGTGCGACAAAATTTAAAATGTTACCAAAACAAAATTTTAAACCAAAAGCGGGTCGTGGATTATTTTTTCCGTCAAATTGGTGCTTTACACATTGTTCAACACCAGTAATATCAGGTAAAAAACGAGTAATAGTTACTTGGTATTATTGTATAGATAATTTAGCTTAATACTGTTACACTTAAAAAAACATTTAAAATTATGGCACGAAAAACAGACGAAGAATTAAAGCAAGAACTTCAAGCATTACAAAGAAAATTTGATGAAAATATACAGGAACAAAGAGGAAACAGCCGAAAAAAAGTCTATTGCGAAATAATAGAAAAGGAGTGTAAATTTTGCGGTAAAGTGTTTGCTACAACAGAGCAAAGAAGAAAGTATTGCTCAAATGCTTGTAAAACAAGGTTTTATCGTAGAAAGCTGGCTACTTAGTTTGTGTAGTCATTTGCCTTGTCATCAAACTCATAGTGACGTATAAAGGTGACAGAGCTACAATTACTAGTAACACAAGCACTGAAGTCATTGAAAGTGCTTTAATTATTGCAAATTTAATCATGTTTCAAAAGATAGCTAATGTTTTAAGTATCGTTTCTTTTGTAATGGTAGCTTCCATGAGTGGTGGAGCGTACTTCGGTTACAAGTATTTAACATCTGAGAATTTTAAAAACCAAGTCATGAAAGAGATCATGGGTAACGTATCTGGAATGATGCCAAAAGTATTAGATCAAGGTTTACCTGATATGACAGGAACTTCTGTACCTGATAAAAACTGGACAGTACCTGGTGTACCTAAACTCTAAGCCTATATGAATAGCAATATCATCAAAGGGGTATCAATAGGACTTGGAACTATTTTTGTTGCTTCCAACTTTTATACAATTAGTCTTTTAAGTAAGAAATCTAATCTACCAATGTTTGATTTACCTGTAAGCAAGTATTCTACTTACGAGATTGAAGCTGATATGAATAGTTATAGGATAAGACATAAGATGCACGACCCAAGAATTATCGCTTCTATAGAAAATACAAGAAAACCAGCAGGATTCTTAGGTGCTAGTAAGGCTTTATCTACAAAAGAGACACAAAAAGTAGCTGGAGAAAAAGATGTAGCTGTTATAAATAGTGGTGAGCTTACAGCAAAGCAAATAGCTTGCATAAAAGAAAGAGCAAAGGGAGAATCCACAGGACAGCTTATTGGAACGTCAGTAGCTACAGGAACAGGTTTATCCAGTTCATTGGCTAATGTTCCTATCGTTGGCTGGTTCTTATCTGGCTTTGCTACTAACACAGCAAGAAGAGAAGGCGGTAAGATAGGAGGTAATATGGCTGCTGACTTCAACGACTGTTAATTATGAATTGTTGGCACTGTAAAACAAAACTTATATGGGGTGGCGATCACAGTTTAGATGAAGAAGATTATCCACTAAGATCTGGAGAGTACAGCATGATAACTAATTTATCCTGTCCTAAATGCCATTCTTTTGTCGAGGTTTATCTTCCTAGAAATGCCTACGATTAAGATACCTGAGATAAAAATACCAAAAATAAATATACCAGAAACACCTTATATACCTGAGACTGTATTGGTAGGAGAGAACCCTGCGTGTGATTTAACTAATAGAGATATAGAACTATCAGAAAACCCAACTATAATTTTTCATGGCAGAAAGGCTTATGCTACTTGTCCTAATGGTCAAGCAATCGGTGGAACACAACCAATAAAAGTTCAACCAGAAGCTAAAACTTATAAACCTATTGTTTACGATGCACAAGACACTATAGAAACAGAAGGCACATATAATTTTCAACCAAAAGCAAGTGGAGTAAATATTAATTTAGGACAAAAAGAAGAGGGAGAAGAGATTGAGTTAGTACCTTGTCCACCAAAAAACGCACCATATAGACCTGGCGATTGGAGAAATGAGCTTAGATTAGAAAGGCTGGTAAGATATGAACGTGGGCTATTGGAGGGTTCCTGTGATGCAATCTGGGAAGAAGTACCGTTTGTTGACCAGTACATACCGACAGCTAG